GCCTTCTCGGCATCAGCCTTGTTACGCAGGAAGACATTCTGTGCATGAATCTGGGCAGCATCGATCTTCTCTCGCCACTCGGGGATGTTGTACATTCCGGGGGTGCCATCAGGACGGGCCTTCTTCAGCATGTCATAGACAGCAAAGTTGCCCCCATCACCCAGCCGCTTGATGGAACCGAACAGCAGGTCATTGAAGCGGGAGTTGGATACACCCATGTCCTTGTTGAGGAACTGCCGCATGTTGTCCACCGCACCATCATCAACAGGCATGCCATTGTCCGCATATGACTTCACCATCCCAGTGATGATGTCCATTGAATGGGACTCCACCTTCTGGACTTCCATCCCCTTCTTGTACTGGGCATGGTCGTCAAGGAGCTTGGCTGTACCATTGGCGAAGGTGTTGGTGTATTGCTTCAGGAATGCAGGGTCATCAAGCCCCTTGGTCTGCCCCTGGTGGAACTCACGAATGAACTGAACAATGTCACCATTCTCTTTATCGAATTCCGTCAGGTACTTCTGGTGTAGCAGGGAGAAGTCATCGCTACCCTTGAGGGCACCATCCATGGACATGAAGCCGTTCACATAGGCTTCACCTGCGTCCTTCTCTTTGTCCTTACCTTGGGTTCTATCCAGCACACCCTGGCTGTTCCTGGCTTCAGCCTCCTTGGCCAGCTTCTCCTCTACAATCGGGGTCAGCCTTGTGTTGACCGTGGAGAGTGCCTCTGCAAGCCTTAGTGCATTGTTGCTGGTCTTGGGTGCAACATAGGTGTCAACCGGGGAGGCAGCCACGTTGTATCGCACCGGGTCCGGCCTGTTGGCTTCCAGTGTTCGGCCTTTGATTGAGTCTGTGTAATTGCGGGGCATGCTTGGATAGTCCTCGGACTGTTATGGTGGGTTGTTACTATTTGATCTTGTTGTATTCCTGCTTCGCCCCTACACCAATGCCTGCAATCTGCAGACCAGTGTTGAGGAGAGACGGGTGTTGCACTTGGTTCATTCGACCCTGGGCAGCCGATGCCATACCAATGCCTTCCATGGTTGACTGCCTACCCACGTTACGGGCATTCTCGGTCATCATGGCAAGGTCCTGGTTGGTGTTGAAGGCCTGGTTACCAAAGATTTGATCGAGGCTGTTGCCCATCAAGCCACCCTCCGCAGAGGCTGCCCTGAGTCTTGTACGTTCTGCTGCCTTCGCTGTTCTTCCAGCTGGGCATTGGCCGTGTTGTGGCCTTCCTGGATTGCCTTGGTTTGCGCCTGTGCAGACTTCTTCTGGCCTTGATAGGATGAAACTGCAGTAGCTGCTGAGATGGCAGTACCAATGGCCAACAGGGTTGCTGGTTCACACATTGCGGTACCTCACGAATTGTATGAAGTCCGGGAGGCCTGGGACCGGGGTGTCTATGAATTCAAACCCGAGTCTCTTGAGCCACCGGATGGACTTGGTGTTCTTGTTGTGTACGATGTTGGTTAGCACGGGGTACCACCCCTGCATTGCTTCCACCCATTCATCGGCCACTTTCAACCAGTGGCGGGCCGACTTGTCCAGAGAGGGAGTTCCAAGCATCCAAGGAACTCCCACGTCATCACTCAGGTGGGCAAGCCCAAGGACTGCCACAGGTTCATCATTGATGTACCCAACGAATGACACGGAGGAATCCTCCAAGGACTGCTCTACAGCCTCTACAGCAGGCTTTCCGGTAAGGAGATGTACTTCCACCTCATCCGGTGCCCTGAGGCTCATGGCGACAATCCTGGCGTCTTCTGGGGTGGCTGCTCTGATTTCAACCTTGGTCATACTCTCTTGGTCCTCTGTTGATACATCCCCTCCCACACGGCACCTTGGAAGGTGGAAGGCAGTGGAGAGTCATTGACTAGATCGATCACAACGCCTTCACTTGAGGTGATGATGGGGAACCTGAATTCACCACTGGATATGTTCACATTGCCAATGGTTGCCGAGGCTGTACCAAGCTTGCTGCCAGTGAACACATAGGTTGACTTGTCCCGCAGGTGGGGCGTGACTTCAGCCTTGAACGTGGCAGTATCCGAGAAGGACACACCCATGGTCTTTAGCTGCAGCTTGGCTCCCATCACTGACTGCTTATCGCCATCCTTGAGGAATAGCTGGGAGAACCTGTAGCGCATGCTGTAGGGCTTACCCACGAAGCAGGCGCCTGAGGAGACATCACCATTGGCTTCAATCGTCGTGGTGTCCACCTTGGTGGTTTGCACAACGGTTCCAGCCTGGGTGCCAAAGGATGATCCAAGGACAACCTGATAGGTATCACTGGTGTCACCGTGGGGGAGAGTCCATGTGGTCTTCTTGGTCAGGGCATCATATGAACCAGTGAGGCTATACCTGCGATCCAGATAGACCAGGAAGGACATGTCAGTCTCGACAGCCCCTGATTGAAACTCCATGCGCTCAAGGTAGGTTCCATCTGCCCTTCTGATTACAAGATAGAGCTGGGTGTCGATGGTCTCAATACCCATGATGGAAACATCGGAGTCAAACGTAATGGTTCCCCATGAGGTCTGCGCCTTCTGGTCCCCATTCCACATGTACTTATGGATGTAGAGCTTGTTTGGCTCACTGCGGCTGAACATGTACAGGGCATCCAGCAGGGTGGAAGCCACCAGTCCACCAAGGTCTTTGGGGATGTACGATGGCACATGGGCTGTAACGTCCACAGCATCCGAGTTAACACCATCGGGTAACACAAAGTATTCCCGCATGGAGGTGTAGTTACCCCGGTTCACAGCAAAGTAGATGTCCCTGCCAGCAGATACCGGAGGGACCACCTTGGAGCTGTAGAAGCGGGTGGTTGCATCCAGCTTGACAGTCTTCGGGGACAGCACCTCACCACCCGTCAGTTGGAACTGGGCAGCATCCGAGAAGATCATCAGGGATTCCTGGAATGATAGTGCGTGGTACAGCTGTGACACACGGGTATCCGCCACGGTGGCATCGATGGGGTCATCGTCCAGCACCTCGGATACTGTGGCACTGAAGAAGTTGTAGTAGTCCGCAACACGGGACATCGCCACAGTCTCACCAGAGAGGAACCCCAGACGCTCACGGTAGAAGAACAGGTTGTTGATCTTCTGGCCAATGAAGGAGGGAGCAGGGTTTGAATCCAGGTCACCCACCTTGCGGGAGTCCCACTCGATACGGCTGAATGTGAATGTTCCATCTGCATTGCGTACCAGCTTGTGGGGCAGAGTGGCAGACGCAAGGGTGTTCTGCAGTCCAGGGGCTACCGTCTCCTTCCACACTCCCTCAAAGAAGGTGACATACAGGGGAGATGCCTGACTGCCATCCAGCCCGGTAACCTTTATGATGAAGTCTGGCCAGAAGTTGGGAGGCAGCTGTGCCTGACTATCCACAGAATCGGTAAAGTACATCAAGCCCTGGTCACCATAGGAGTCAGTGGCTGTCAGCACAAAGGAGGAACCATCGTTCTTCTGGATACGTAGACAGGAACCAAGCCGGGTTACCGTATAGGTTGCAGCACCAATGGCTGTGGCCAGTCCTGCAGCAATGGTGTCAGTCTTGGCATCACTGCCGTCTGCAGCACAGGTGAAGCTGTAGTCGGTACCCCCCAGTGTCACTGTGTAGGTCTGCCGAGCCACACCAGCAAGGACATAGACGAAGCCAACGTAGCCGTTCAGTGAACCACCAGTCTTGAGGGTGGTGCGGGAGGCGTTGACAGCCACGTTGCAGGAGTAGATCGTCTGGATATCATCGCCCCACTGAATGTAGGAGCTAGTGTACTCATCAAGCGCATACGCATTGACAGCAACCGGGACACCAACAGGAGCTGCAATGGTGATCGTTGTTGCAGAGTCACTGGACACACCGTGGGTGGGGAAGGCAGCAGCAATGGCAGCAGTGAGTTCAGTCACATGGTTGGCTACGGTCTTGCCTGTGGTCTGCAGCGAGGCGAACATCTGACCATTGACAAAGATACGGATGGCAGCCCCGGTACACTGGGTGGTTCCTTCACTGTTGGTATATGAAGCCTCAGTAGGAACACTGTTGATCCTGACTGTAGCCCACATGGTGGAACCGGGGGTACTCCCTAATGCTTCCAGCTGTGCCGTGATGGTCTTGTTGACAACGTAGGTGGTATCAGCAACCGACAGGAAAGCAAAGTCATTCTTTGGGTCCACCGAGTCAAGGTAGGAAGTGGCATCAGCAATGGTGACCGTCTTCTCCACACCACTCAGCAGGTCATACACCTTGATTTCACCATTCTTGACCAGCATGGTGTACTTCTCTGTGGCATCCCGGTTGATGAAGTGGACTGCCATGTTGGTATCGGCATCAGTGCTAAGCTTGCCAATGTGGACACTCGGGGGACGCTTGGTAAGACCTACTGCCACATCAGGCCAGCAGTTGTCCTGAAGCTCACACTGGGAATCAGCCCTAAGCTGTGCAGGCTGCTGGGAGACACCACCAAACATCTGCGCAATGGAACGTGAAATCAGGGCCATGGTTACCTCGCCAGGATTCCGTAGACAGAGTAGCTACCCGTCAGAACGTTATGGTCCCCTGTGTCACCCTCTGCCTCATGGAGGACCACCAGTGCTCTACCCTCTTCCTCTGCGGTGAACTGCTCCAGTGTCTCAGCACCCAGCATGCGCCTCTGGAAAATCCTGGCAGCACGGATGGTGATGTAGTAACGGGCAGCCTCAGGCATTTCATCGAATGCCAGCATGAGGATAAGGTCGAACTTGATGGGGTCCGTGAATACGTAAGTGTGCTTCTCCCGGTTATATAGCTTGGACCCACGGTGGGTCACATCGTATTGCCCAAAGAGTTTCGTTGGGTCGATACGCAAGGTGTTAGTCGGGGGGAGTAGGTGGCCATCCACAGTGGGGGACAGCTCATAGTTGATCTCTGAGTTGAAGTGCCAGCCACGTGACTGGACAGCCTTTGAAGTCTCATTGAGGACAGCCTTCGCAATAGCCACATCGGTAAGACCAGAGACTTCCAGAGAAGAGACCGGGGCTTCACCAATGGTGGACAGCATTGTGTTGACTGCTTCAAGCTCAGTGGTGGGTGCGAGAGCCATTGTTTTTTCCTAATTAGATTTTTTAGGGGCCACCCCTCGATATGAGAAGTAGCCCCTAAGGTTTGTTACTGTATGATGAGCGTTACGCTCCGATAAGGTTCTTACCAGTGGAGAAACCACCAGTGCCAGTGAAGATGAGCTTGAGCAGCTTGTTGGTGTTAGCAGACGGCTGGATGATTACTTTCTCACCAGCAGCCGTAGTGAACCGCAGAGAACCATCGTCGTGGTACTCAACAGCAGCCGTTGCAATAAGACCCGTGGCAGTACCATCAGCAGAAGCTGCGGTGCGACCAGTGATCTTAAAGCTATGTAAACTAGCCATGTGTATGTTCCTGTAAGTAGAGTGCAGCCCTGAGCAGGACCGTGGGGTCATCCTTAGCGTGGCCAAGGATTACGTTGCAAGATGGGCACAGAAGGCCACGGACAGCGCCCGTTCCGTGATCATGATCGACCACTAAGGTGTTTCTGAATGTGGCGTGTGGGATGTCATCAGAGTGGGTACCACAGATGGCACACTTGTTACCCTGACGTTCTTGCAACTCCTGGATGAAGCCAACTGTTATGTTGTACCGGGACGCCTGACCTTGTCGGTCTTGACACTCGACGCAGTTGGTTCTGTACTTCTGGTTATCATTACGGAACCGGAAGGCAGTGATTGGCTTCTCCTCCCCACAGACCCTACAGGTCTGCGTGGTGTCACACATAAACTAATTACGCAGATTTCAATTCTACGCTGCACTCGGGGCGCAAAACCCCGGACCCAAGCGCATACTTGGCAACCACCAGCGTACCCTGACGGCGAACGTCATAGGCGGACTCAACAGCCAGATCAAGCAGCTTGACCGTACCGACAGCCATCTTGTTCATCACAAGGCCAACCGTGGTGCTGAAGTTGCCAGCGTACTTGGCCGGGGTATCAGCCGAGAGGTCCGTGGTCGGGAGGTTGTTGGTCTTCACGATGGAGATACCAGCGACCTTCAGTACCGAACCTTCTGCATACACACCCGAGCCACCCCAGTCACGGTTCAGCACGTTGGTGGTCTGAGCCATCAGGTAATACTGAGCGGGCTTGATGTACATGTAGCGGTCCGACTCAGGGACATCCTTCTCGTCCAGCTTCTGAGCAGCGGAGAACATGCCACCAGCCAGGGTTGCACCATCGGTGCCATAGGAGGCATTGGTCAGCACAGTGCCACCACTGGCACCCGTGACGGTAGCCGAAGCACGGGCAGCCAGGACACCCAGTTGCAGAACGTTCTTGTCCCACTCACGCGCCAGGGCACGGCCAGCTTCCTGCGTGTACACCGAGCGGACATCATAGTGGCTCATGGCCTCATCGATGTTGGCCAGGAACACATCGGAAATCAGCAGGTCATCAATGGTGATGATGCGCTCTGCCACGTTGGAGGTTTGACCAACGATTTCAGCACCGGGGGTGTGGTACGAAGCAGAGACCTTCCACGTCGCCGGGAATTGGGCGCTCTTACCATTCGGGATGGAGCGAACCATGTGCTTGTCTTGCATGACATTGGATTCTTCGAAGGCGGTCATTACCTCGCCACCGAAGACTTTCAGGAACATTGCGTCAGTATCGCCAGCACCGTTGATCTGACCAATACGGTTAACAGTTGCGTTAGCCATGTGTTGTATTACCTATTTGTGAATTGAAATGACAACGTGCCAATCCCTATGCACGGACGTGCGGAGAACGGGACATGAATGGCACTGCGGGGGTCATCCCAAGGTTCACCTTTGATCACGCAGAGTTGTCTCCCACGGGAGGCTAAGGTTTTCTCTGGTTACATCTTGTGATGTACATATTGTTCGTGTGGCCCCTTTGGTTACGCAGAGGGCCAGCCTGCGATCCCCCACGGAGGAGGGACATGGGGGATTAGATAGGGTTGGAGCGGGACAGCTTCTGTTCTACCGAGCGACGGTAGGCAGGGTCTTTTGCGTACTTGGGATCACGCATTGCTTCACGCACCTGTGCCCAGGACTCAAAGGCAGAGCCAGTGGCAGCACCGAAGTCACCACCGGCAAGCTGTGGTTCAGAACCATTGTCAGCTTCGTAGCGACCCTTGAGGCCCATCACAGCCATCTTCACGATGTCCGGGTTGGTGGCATTGACAGCCTTGTTGAATACCTCGATCTCAGCTTCGGTCATGTTGGCAGAGGCCCATGCGGCCATAGCCGTATAGTTCTCCTCACCACCGGCCACCGAGTAGGCAGTCAGATGCAGCTTCTCGACCATGGCTTCCTGACCACGGATGTACTGGTCAACCAGTTCCTTGGGGATACCGGCTTCAGCCAGGGCCTCATAGGTTTCATCCTTCAGACCACCATTGGCTGAATACTCTTCTGCCATGGCATCGAAGTTGAGTCCAGCATCGGTGACTACTTCCTCTGCTGCATTCCCATCCTGGGTATCTTCATTCCCACTTTGGGTATCCGTAGCTTCCTTGCCACCGATTTTGGCTTCCAGTTCCTTGTATGCAGCTGCCAAGTCTTCCTGAGACTTGAACTTGCCAAGGATCAGCTCGGACTCTGCAGCAGGTTGCTCTTGTGCAACCTGTGTGTTGCCCAGCGGAGCGCTCAGCGAAGCGTCCATCTTTGCAGCCATCGCTGCGTCATACTCTGCGCTACCCGGAGTGGGAGCAGTGTTAGCTACTTCATCAGTCATACGTTCCTCCTCTCAGGAATCAATAGTCTTCGACTACCGTGTCACCCATCTTGTAGGTGTTCTTCGGTTTGTCCTTGCCACTGACTTCCTTATCCAGCATGGGGCGACGGGCATCATGCTTGGGCTGGGGGGCAGCCTTATTGGCTTCCACTTTGGTTTCGCTATTAACGGGGACGGCATTAGCCATAATTGTTTCCTCTACTGTTTATTGGGGAGGGGCCTGGTCCATTTGCTTCTGGGCCATGCCACCAAGTTGGTTGACTGCATTGGGTCCGAGCTTCTCAGCCATCTGCATCATCTGTGCCTGCTGCTGTGCCTGTGCCATTTCCTCTTCGGACTTGACCAGGCCCTTCATGTCGATACCAAGGCTGGTGCCCCATCGCTTCACGAAGTCGGACACATTGATTGCACCCATGGCTTCGGGAATCTGGGCTAGACCCTGCATGAACTGGGACAGCTTGTTGAGGTCATTGCCTCGACCAATGGCTTCCACCCCGGTAACGATGGTGGGGCGCACGATGCCCTGAGGTAGCGCAGGAAGCTTGTTCTTGCGTTCCATCTGGTGCATCAGTCGTGTAACCATGGGAAGCTGGAATTCAACACTCAGGGTGCTGTAGATGCCACCAAGGGTTGCCTCAAGTTCCTGTGCCATGTAGCGAATCTCTTCAGCAGTGACACGCTCTCCGTTACGCTGGATGGCAGTGTTGAGCATGAAGGCAAACGACAGGGATTCCTGCAGCTGGGTGCGGGTCTCAAGGGCAACACGGAAGTCTGCATACTTGTCCATCTGCAGGACAGTGACATCCTCGGCAGAGCCTTGCTTGATGTCTCCAGACTCGGCTTCAGCCAGGGTCTTTGCAGAGGTGGTGCCATTGGGCCGCAGTAGGAAGACCACCTTGGAAGCCGCAGCAGATGCCTGGACGATTGCCTTGGTTAGTCCCTCAAGCGAGAGCATGTCTCCCATGTACTCTTCAACAAAGCCACGGCCATAGTCTTCACCATCGATGGCAATGAAGCGCAGGGGAATCCAGGGGGACTTGTCGAGAGGGTAGGTGCCCTTGGACTTGGGCCACACAGCACCACCCACTTCCTGTTCCACTTCCCAGTTCTTATCCTTGCGGATGATCCTGGTGTAGATTTCCACATCCTTGTTGACATCCTTGGAATCCTTGTTGGCAAGCGCAAAGGCTTTCAACTCGGGAGACAGGGCAGCAGGGGCAACCTTCTCAAGGGTGATGATCTCAAGCACGTTGCCAGAGGTGTCACGCTTGGTCACATAATTCGCCAGTGGGAAGACCTTCATGCCTCCTTGTGGCATCAGGTAGGTGAGGACGTTGCCACCAACAAGCAGGTGCCGCAGTGCAGCATAGGCCGGAGTGCGGAGAGCCGAGGATTCAATCTCGTTCATCACCGCACGTTCAACTTGGTTCAATGCTTCCTCAACCTCGGCTCTCATCCCCTCTTGCTGGGTGAGTTCCTGCAGGGTGAAGTCGTCAATGGTCAGGCGGAAGAACGGGGAATTTGGGGGGAGGAGGGTAAGCAGGAGCTTGGAAGCCAGGGTGTTAACACCACGGGCACCGAGCGATTGATACGGAGTCTTGAGCTTGGTAGCACCAGTCGATCCGTCAGGGGGAATAAGCGAGGGGATCGTGAGCAGTGCGCAGTCCCTTGCACGGGAAAGGAAAGGATCACGATGGGTTGCTAGGTTGCTGTACCTCGCCTTTATGGAGGTGTTTTCCAATGGGGTCAGGACGGAAGATTGATTCCGCCACCTCCAGCATCAGCACCACCGACAGCCAGCGGGATGGACAGGGACTTCCTTGCCGAGCTGCTCTTCTTGGACTTGGCCTTCAGGGCATCACCACCGAAGTCGATAGGCTTGGGAGGCGGAGCCGGGGGAGGGGGCGGAGGAGTGTCTTGGATTTTGGGGGAACTGGTACACATCAGGTGTTCTCCAGAATGTTCTCGGAGGCAGCCGCGTGGCAGAACCTCAGGTAGTTGATCAGTGACCGCTTGCCAGACTCAAACATGACTTCATCCATGGTGGTTCCAGGGGTGGGCACTAGGGGTGGGTGAAGATCTTCAAGGGCATCCAGCAGGTCGTGACAAAGCAGGCTTCCAACACGTTGAGGGGTCAAGCCTTGGACTCCTTGTTCTTCTTGATGGCCAGCTTCTCCTTGACTGCCTTGCGTTTGTTCTCAGCAAACTTGGACTCAGCTTCAGCACGGACCTGTCGATGGTCAGCACGGTCACGGTTCCACTTGCGGTCATCCTCTACAGACTGCTTCTGTGGTTCCTTGCTCTTGTCGTAACCACGGGTGCCATAGCCAGGACGCTTGGAACTGACAGGGTTACCTTTGGTATCGAAATCATTGCTGGGAGGACGCTGGATTTTCTCGACAGTCTTGGCAATGCGCTCTTGCTTCTCCTTCTCACGCTTGGCTTTAGACTTAAAGACTTCCATAGGTATTCCTTTGGTTACACCATGGGTATTAACTATGGTGTTTTAGACAGGGTTGTTGTAGTAAGTAGGGAGAGTGAGTGGAAAACTATGGTGGCTACCATAGGTATTCCATTAGTCCGTTAGTGGTCTTTTGCTATCAACTTCGCTGTAACCCGCGTGGATACTCACTCCCAGCCCCACTCCCCTTCCATGCCCTTATGGTTGTAATCCGTGACCCTTCCTTCAAAGAAATTCTTCTGGTTGTCACCGGATACGATGTGGTCAACCCAGGGTAGGGGGTTGTCCTCAATGCCCCAGTTTGGCTTCAATCCAAGCTGAGTCAGGCGACGATCAGCGATGAACCGAATGTACTGCTTGAGGTCAACCTTGGTCAGTGCTTTGGGACCACCAAGGTTGAACGTGAGGTCAATCAGATTATCCTCAAGCTCCACAGCCTCACGGAACATGTCGTAGATGCGGAGCTTGAAGTTGTCAGTGACTATCCAAGAGTCCTCATCGCACAACAGCCTGAACAGTCTTGCCATAACCTCCACATGCTTTGTCTCATCACGGATGGACCACTCCACAATCTCTGACATACCGAGCATCTTGGAACCAGCCTCGGGACGCTGGTAGTTCAGTAGCTGCACGAATGCGGAGAACAGGGAGACCCCCTCGTTGATGACAGTACGGGCGAGGTTGTACCCCATGGAGGTGTTCCACTCGATGTCTCCAAAGTCCTGCATGAACGAAGCCTTATTGGCCATCTCCTCGTACTTCAGGAACGCTGAGTATTCCGACTCAGGCAGGCCAAGGGTGTCGTTCAACAGGGCATACGCCCTCATGTGCGTAGACTCCCGGTTGGCAATGGATAGCAGAGCCATACGCACCTCGTTGTTCTTGAAGTACGGTAGGAATACGTCCACATAGGAACCACCAACGATCTGGTCACTCTGGGTGAACAGCCGCAGGATTTGTGTGATGTGGTCCTTCTCCTGCACCGTGATGGTCCCGTCTTTCCATTGGTTCACATCACGTTGCAAGCTGGCTTCCCACTCCCCCCAGAACATCGACTCCGACTCAATGGCGAAGTTGACGAACTCTGGATACTTGAATGGTTTGTAGGCTTGGCTGTATTGGATCAGCCCTGACATGCGAGACACTCCTCTTCTGCGTTGTAGTCTTTGAGAGCCTTGCGCTCGATCTTGGATGATACCTTGTCAGCCGTATGGCCAGAGGTAGTCCTGAGGTAGTACAGCCCCTTAAGGCCACGCTGGTATGCCCTGAGGTGTACCTCATTGACATAGCTGCGCTGTGCACCATGGGGTAGGTAGAGGTTGACGCTCTGGCCTTGGCAGATGAATACCTGTCGATCCGCTGCGTGGTCCACTACCCACCGCTGGTCGATCTCAAAGGCAGTCTTGAAAACATCCTTCTCGTAATCGGAGAGGAACTCAAGGTGCTGCACCGATCCTTGGTTAAGGACGATGCCCTTCCACACCTCTTCTGTGTTATGTCCCTTCTCCTCAAGCAACTCCTCAAGGTGATGGTTCTTGATCAGGTGGGCACCAGCACGGGTACGCTGGGTGAAGGCATTGGACCGCAGGGGTTCGATGCTGGGACTGGTGCCGCAGATCAGACCAGAGTTTGCATTCGGAGCAATAGCCAGTAGGTGAGAATTGCGACGACCAGTGCCCATCATGTCGGGAGCTTCCCCCCGCACTGAGCCGAGTTGAATAGATTCAGCGTGTGCATTGTCCTTGATGAACCTGAAGATGCGGGTGTTGAGGGACTTCGCCAAGGCTGATTCCCAAGGGACTCCATTGGCTTGCAGCAGTGAGTGGAAACCCATGGCACCAAGTCCGATGGCTCGTTCCATAAAGGCTGAGTTGATAGCCTTGTGCATCACTGGAGGGGAGTTACGTATGAAGTATTCCAACACATTGTCGAGGAAGCGAACCCACCGTCCAATGAACTCAGGATCGTAACGCCACTCTTCCCACTTCTCCAGGTTCACCGAGGACAGGCAGCAGACTGCCGTGCGGTCCGCACTGGTGGGGAGATGGATTTCATTGCACAGGTTGGAACCGTTGACCTTCAGGCCAAGCTTCTGTTGAGCCTCAGGAACAGCACGGTTTGCAGTGTCGATGAAGTTCAGATAAGGCTCACCAGTGCGGAACCGGGTGTCCAGAAGTTGCTGCCACAGTTCACGAGCAGACACCACCTCAACCACAGCGCCGGTCTTGGGACACTTCAGACTCCACAGTCCGTCGAACTTTACGGCAGACATGAAGTCATCCGTGATGTTCACTGCGTGGTGTACATTGAATGCCTTGCGGTTCACATCCCCACCAGTAGGCAGGCGCATATTCAGGAACTCGATGATGTCCGAGTGGCTGATGTCGAGGTAGGCAGCATAGCTTCCCTTCCGCGTCTTACCCTGGCGGAAACCTTCGACTGCACTGTCAGCTATCTTGATGTGGGGAATGGGACCAACAGACTTGTCACTTACGGCTCGGATGTCTGACCAGTGTCCACCTACTCCACCACCCAGCATGGACAGCCAAGCCAGCTCCTGCTGGTGTTCTACCAGTCCCTCACGGGTGTCAGGGACATAGGACAGGAAGCAAGAGATAGGCATGGCCTTGGCAACCTCGCCTGGAGCCGGAGCGTTGCTGAGTACAGGGCTGGAGTACATGGCCCAGCCTTTGGATACATCGTCATAGATAGCCTGTGCAAGCTTCAGGTCTCCACCACAGAAGGCGAGAGCAGGACGGGCCAGAGCGTGTTGAAAGGACTCGTTGTCCTTGATGTAGAAGCCAGAGAGTAGGTCTCCGGCAATAGGGGAAAGCCGGGAGTCACGAGAGTGGTCAAGCGTGATCCCTTGGTAGTTCTCAGTTGTCATACTTCTCAAGACGATCCAGTTCAGCCTGTGCGTAGAAGATGATCTTCTTCAGGTCACGCTCTCGCGGACTGTGGGGGCAGCGGCCATAGCGCATCCAGGCACGGCCAATCTCACCCATCTGGGCATTCATGTTGTGGGCAGCGATGATGTCCTGAAGCTCGGTGGCACCATCAGGCAGTACGTAGTAGTCTGCGGTGGAGCCATCGCTGGGTTCTTCAGGCATCGCCAGTGAGGGATCGACACCCATGATGTGGGGAACAACAGGGTTGGAATAGAGCTGCCAGTAGTAGACGCCATCGACGCCGCAGGAGCGACAGGGGTCAACAGTGCCTCTGACTGAAAAGAATATACAAGTCGAACAAAGGCCATCTTTGGTAACCGGGTATTCCATAGTTTTCTCCTTTGCTTCCCACATGGGGAAGTCCAGCGTTGTTCGTAAGCAGTCACCACAGCGGGGATCAAGGTGCACTTGGCTGTGGTGTTGGCAGGTGTCGCAGTCGCGGTCAGGCATTGTTCTTCTGAATGAACTGGAAGCACCAGTGGTCATTGGGTACGGAAGGGTGTGCCCACTGGAGGCACTCACTGATGTCACTCCACATCACAGTGGGGGGAAGCATGCGGCACTCGCCTTCCACCTGGGCCTTGCATTGGCCACAGCATTCGTTCACTTGGGTGTCCATAGGATGGCATTTTTCTCCATGAAATTATAGTCAGTGTGTCTAAGGATTCGGGCACACCGTGCTTGGACTAAGGCTTCCTCTTCGGTAAGCCCTTTGCTAACGTAAGAATCAACAACAGCAGGCCAATAGGGCTGGTCAGTATCACGGCAATCATCCAGGATGGCCCGAGCCTTCTTGTCGCCGATCTTCGGGCAGCCTTTGTAACCATCGGTGGTATCTCCTGTGAGGGTCTGGTACATGTGCCACCAGTCAGCAGTGGCCTCATCGACAAGCCAAGGCTCTCTGTCCTTGTCAGGATTGAAGAGCCACCCAGGGATGGTCTTCATGTCCTTGTCAGTGGACACGATGATCTTCTTACCTGGTACCAGCTTGGGGTGGGTTGAGAGGATACCCATGACATCATCGGCTTCAAGGGTGGGCCTGATGTAGGAGGGATACAGGGATGCCAGCTGGTCTTTCAACCACTGGAGTTTCACTGGCTTCTCCACCCCAACCCTGTTGCTCTTGTAGCTGGGTAGGACTGAGTTCCTGAAGCTAACCCTGTCAGTCAGACACACGATGAGCTTGTCAGCAGAGCAGGCATCGAGGACACCATCGATATACTCAACGGTCCTCTCGATGATCTCCTCGTCATCCATGGTCAGCTCAAGGCCTACATCTTCGTCGTCCCACTTGTAGACCTTCTGTGCTGCTGATGCGAACTTGTAGGCAACGATGTCTGTATCAAGTAGGACTGTGGTTGTCATCTTTAGTGGACTCCCTGTAGTGGTTCTTGAGTGCCACTCTTAGTCGTTTGATCTCATCGATGGCGTCTTGGGCATCCTTCATCAGAGCGCCATTGATTCGCGGGGCTTGCTCAAGTCGGTCCAAGATGTCCACCTCTAAATAGTGGAGGCCATCGTTCCCATTCTGTCCAATCACATCAATGCGGCTGATTACCATCTGTAGGTGGCTCCTATGCCTATGAAGTAGTCACCATCGGAATCGAGGTGGCCTACTGCGCCGAGTGATACGGCTTTGATGTTGAGGAATGACTGGTGGGCACTGAGGCGTGCCACGGGTCCACTGTCTTTGATACCGTAGGCAAGCGTGGTGTAGCCACTCTCACGGGTGGATACCCATGGAAGTGGCTCACGCATCTCATAGGTGGTGAACTGCCCAGTGTCCTCATTTAGAACAGTGGTGACAGTCTTAGGGACTAGCGAGTAGTCCACCTTGGATGCGGATACAACGTGCTGTTTTGGATCGGCTTGGACTGGCTTGGGGAGGTTGAGCTTTCCCTTTGCTTTGTCTTCAAGAACCACCACTTGCTTGGGGGTAATGGCTTTCGTTTCAAGCTTGGATACCTTGGGGGACTGGGTGGACAACACGGGGTCACTCAGGTACTGATTGGTGACCTTCCAAGATATGACCATCGTTGCCAAGATGGCTACGAGTGTAGCCAGCAGGACAACAGGCCAGAGGATGCGGTTCATTTCATCTCCTTTGCCATTCCGTTCCAACCTTTACACGTTCTACAATAACGTTTTCCGTTTGTATACGTGCCTGTGTTGATCTCATTAAATTGATGGCCATGTTTGCAGTGTGTTTTTCCTCTGTTTTGGTTGTTCCCCCGGCCCTTAACAGCCATGTCCTTCATGTTGTCGTCGTGTGTACCAAGAAACAAGTGGATTGGGTTTACGCATGATGGGTTATCACACTTATGGAGAACACACTTTCCGAGTGGTAATTCCCCGTAATGAAGTAGCCATGATGCCCTGTGAGCAAACATGTCTTTCTTTCTCTCACCGCTGGCCGGGGTATAGCTTAGCTTCCCGTAGCCACGATGTGTGCGTCCCCTCCAAATCCAGCATTTATCAGCAACTTCAACATCGCGCCAGAAAATATCTACCAATGGAATTATTTTACTCATAATTTTCTGCCATTCGGCGAAGTTGGTCACCGTGTCCTTCATAAAGAAGCTGTTCATCTAGCCAACTTGCAGCCTCAAACAGCGCCTCACGTTTTGCCTGCTTGATGGCTTCGTCAAGAGCGGCCTTCAGATTGGCCCGTGACTCAGCAAGTTGACTGTTTACGCACTGATACGCAACCTTCAGGTGGTGGTTTTCTTCCTGGCACTCTGCGAGTTGCAGCTGCAGCGCAATCGCATGTTCTGCATTTGCGTTCATGTTGTCCGTGATCCGTTCGCACTCCTGCCTGCAAACATCATAGGCATGGGTTGCGTCATCAAGCTGCTGGCGCAGGGATTCGATTTCGTTTGCTGCTTGCTTTGTCACAACCAGCCCAAGCGTGCGTAACAGTTCTGGAAGTCGCTCAACAATGTCAGTCATGGATGCTCCAAAACTTGCAACACGAGTGAGGTGATCCGCCACATGGTGCAGAACACTCCATCAAGTTGCTGGGTTGTGATAAGGCCAAGGCATGCTGCCCTTGCAATTCCAGAGGCATGAATCCTTGCGTAGTCGGACTTCACCGTGCATGGAGAGTAATAAATGTCCTCAAGCAAATCAAAGAGGGCATCATCAAAATACTCATCGATGACATCAGTGGGTGTCAGCCCAGCTAGTGCCAACCTTGTATTCCCCGTCGAGCGGGCACCCGAACCCGAGCTCTTCCCCAGCCCTCCTAATGCTTTCAACTGCCAGTCTTCCAATGCCATCTGCCAACTCCTCGTCACATTCTATTTGGACTTCGTCATGTACGTTTGCTAGGAACTCGTAATTAATACCTTGTAGTAACCCTTGGGCCTGCAGTGTTCCATCCAGGATCACCAATGCCAGCTTCATCTGTACTGCTCCTGCGGATTGCAACAGGGTGTTGAGTGCCGAGTGCTGTCCACGGATGTACAGCTTCCTACCATCCAAGCCAATCAGGTATCCCTGCTTCTTGGCTTTCTCCTGTACTGCCTTGGTGAGTTTCTCAAGTGCTGGCAGGTTCTTCAGGAATGCTTCCCTGGCCTTTGCACCACGGTCTATCATGCAGGCTTCACCCTTGGTAACACCCCTGCCCTGCTCCTTGCGCTGCTGGTACAGCCAACGTGCCGATGGGTTTGCTTCCCAGTAAGCCTTGCGTTCAGCCGGGGTCTTCAGAAGGATTGACCCAAGCTTGTTGTCCCCAGCTCCGTACACGTAGCCGTAAAACCAGGTTTTTGCATCGTCCCTGCTATCGATACCCAATGCCTTCCGGTTGACGGTATGTATTTCGGTACCGTCTTCCTTCTTGCCATTTACCACCACGTTGACATAGGCACCACCATCGTACCGAGCCATGTATCCAGCCAGGTCACGAAGCTCCAGTGCAGCAGCATCGGCACCCACCTGCTTCTTACCAGGGGGGACACCAAAGCATGCCCTGCACTCATGACCATAGGGGGAATACCCTGCTGGCACCTGAGCCATGTTGGGCTTGCTGTGGGTCATACGGCCAGTTACAGCACCATTGGTATTCACCGAGCCGTGCACCCTGCCATCAGCCTTGACATGCTTGAGCCATGCCTCCTTGCCCTCTGCCAACTGGCTGATACGCTTGGCCACCGTGAAGTATTCAGTGAACAGGGGGGCTGTATCAAAGGACATACCCTTGAGGGAGGTCTCATCGATCTGTGGTTTGCCACCATCGGTGAATACAGTGGGCTTCCACCCGTGGCGATACTTCAGCAGACTGACGATCTCATCCCGTGAGCCGGGATTGAAGGGTACATGCTTTACCTTGGAGAACATGACACCAGCGGTGTAGTCCCCACGGTCACGCTTGTAGGCAAAGGGCTTGCCATCCTTCTTGTAGATGTAGCCATAGCGTTCCCTTAGCTCTACCTCAAGCTCATGCTTGCGTTGACTCAGGGTGCCATAGAGGGCAATGGCTGCCTCCTGGTTGAACCAGAAGCCATACCGCTCCTGCCTAGCCACGATCCATGCAACCTCATGCTCGATCACCCATGCAACCACATTGAGCTGCTGGGCTTTCAGGTGGGTGTACAGCTTGTGGGTTACCTCCAGGTCTTGAAGGCAGTAGTCCTCCATGTCCTGATTCCACTCTTCCCACCCACCAATGTACTCACCCTTGTTGCAACCAAGGCGATACCCCCATGCCTCAAGGGAATGACTGCCGATCAACCGAGGTGGGAAGTCCTTGCGTCTGTAATCCAGTTCAGCAAGGTGTGGGTAGATGACACGGGAGAGAACCAGTGTGTCCACATAGGTGTGCTTCTTTGGATTCCACCACGGGTACAGCTTCTGCAACACAGGAACGTCATACTTGATTCCGTTGTGCATCACTATGGTGTCAGCCTCATCCAGCATCTGGAGACCCACACGTACACCAGCCTCACGGATGGCTAACTTCTTGCCGGTCTTGGTGTCCTTCAGGCCCACCACATGGATGCGTGAGACTTCATCAAGAAGGCCGTTTGTCTCCAGATCACAGATTAAAGCCACCGGTTTCTCCTCTAGTTAGACGTCAGTTCCACGTTCACTCGCACGCCAGCCTCAGTCGCGTCTATGTCAAGGCACCATTCAACCAAGTCAACCTGATAGCGCATTTCATCAAATACGCACAGGTCTCACTCCCTAGGAACAATAAACATCCTTCGGTGTGCTACCAGCTTGTCCTTGTAGCGGATGTAAAAGTACACCGATGCGCTTCTTGCAAGGTCTTAGTATGCCATTAGGTTAGGCGTCACCCGAACGGTGTACTGTTTGTCGCCAAGCGTTATAACCTTATCTGAGCCTTTCGGCGCATCGTGCATCATGTGAGCAACCAAAACCGCCATCACGTCGGCTTCCGCTTCGCGCTTGTCCAGTGCTGAATTCTGGTCTTTCCCGTGACGGTACAAAAATATAGTATCCGTAAGTGGAGAGTGCCCTAGCTTTATCTTGTCTAGTTCCATGTTATGCGTCTTCTAAAGCTATAGTTACGTATTTCACGCCATGAGTATTTTGAAATCTGTCAGAATCAAAACATATTCCGTCTGGATAGAAATATCTGATATTTCCGGCGTCATCTTCGTACCTGAAATACAAATCTTCACTCATGTCTTCGTTTAAAAGTTCTAAAATCAATTCTTTTATTTTCATCGGATCACCTCTTCGTCGTTGTTAAAACGCCCAACAAATCATTCCAGCGGGACGGGCGAAAAGCCGCCCGCCCCTGAATTCAAACGTTCTCCTTTATTTATATCGAACAGATGGAGCAGCCTCCACCCTTGGAAGTCCAGATACTCTTGTCTATCTCTTCTGATAGTTTCAGCACGGCATTGTATTGGTTCCTCCCAAACTCATCGAAGGTAAACGCTTTAGCTTTCCACTTGTCACCAGAGGCAAGGCAGGGGAAGCAACCAACCCTATCAAAGCCTTCTGCATACAATGGGTTCTCTTCTCCACAAAGAAGCTCCATGACAGACGATGTACTCCACTCAAGGATTGGCAGGCGAAACATAACCACCATCTTGGCTAGATACTTTGGGTACTTTTTAGGTAGAACCTCGTGCGGGGGATACAGCTCGTCTGAAACCTTATCAGCGTATCGCTTACCCCGTGCTGCGCTCTCCCCTAAGCGCATCCCATACCACACTTCAAAGCCTCCAACCTCATCAGCGAGTGTCTTGCAGTAAATGCGGGTCTCACGGATCTTTAGCTCATCCGTGCAGTGCCTCGCACCGCCACCGGGGAACCTTCCGTACTTCAGCGACTTCTCAAGAACCGAACCACCAGAAACAGTGTCAATCCGAACATCACCGTATAGTGTCCGCAGCTTCTCGATGTGTGCATAGGTCATTGGGTGTTCAAACTTGGTGTCACAGAAGAGTCCACGAACTTCAGATGCACCGTGTTGCTCAACCGCAAGCTTCAGGCAGGCTTGGGAGTCTTTACCACCACTAAGGGCGACTAGAACTTTCATCAGAACTGGTCCTCATCATTGGTTTCATCCTTGAACATCGGTTCCTTCTCAGGCTTCGATGTCTCGGACAACTGCCCAGTCTCCCTGTCATACGAAAGGAAGATCACCTCACCCGTGGCCTGCCCTGTGTAGCGATCCTTGAGTACACGGAAGGTAGTGGTCTGACGCTTCACCGGGTCTTCAGCCTGGGTATCTCGCTCAAGTCCAAACATGTAGTAACTCCAGAAACCAATGGAGCGGCTGCCTTTGAAGTGCTTGACCATGACCCTGCCGCCCTCCTCATGGGGTGTCCCATCGGGAGTGCTGAGGTGGCTCACAAAGTGGATGATGATGTTCAGAGCATTAGCCAAGCTGGCCATCTCCTTCATCATCTGCTCGATGGATTCCTTCTCGTTGGCTGTGTTGGCCATGGCAGTCAGGTGGTCGAGGTACACAAGGCGGATACCCTGTGATACAGCCATGTAGCGAATCTTCGCCTTGACTACATCCCAGTCTGTCTCACCCCATGAATCGTAGAACGTAACCTTTCCCTTTAGGGAGGCCATGGTCCCCTTGAGTTCATCCACTGACCACCCAGCATCTGGGATGTGGAACCTCTTGCCTGCGAACTTACCAGCCACACGCTTGGCAGTCTCCACAGGTTTCTGCTCAAGGAAGATCACACCCACATGCTCACCCAACTCTGTGACATCAAAGGCGATCTGCTGGGTGAAGGTGTCAGTCTTGCCACAGCCAGTACCCGCACCGAAGCCATAGATTTCACCAAGACGTCTGCCATAGGTAATCTTGGTGAGACTCGGGAGGAACCAAGGGAGACCAATCTCGATAGGCTTGCATACCTCATCGACCAACTCATCGATGTCCACCAGTCCATCCGGACGGTAGGGCTTGGCTGCCCAGATGGAATCAATGATCTCCTTGACCCTGCCCTGCTGCAGCATCTCACTGGCATCCTTGAGGGGAAGCTTGGCAATCGCTGCCTTTCCAGGGGTGAACAGGGCTGCACACTCCTCTGCTGCCTTGGTCCCAGGCTCATCAGCATCGAACATCAGAACGATCTTCTCGAACTTCTCAAGCCACTCGATCTGATTCTGCAGGGACTTCTTCGCACCCTGGGCACCGTTGGGTACAGACACCACTGGCCACTTGTGGCCCTGCACCTGGCTCACCGAGATGGCATCAAGCTCCCCCTCAGTGATGACAACCATCTTGCCACCTTCACGCCACAGCCACTGGCCATACAAGCCAGCAGCCTTGGTGTCACCAATGAACTTGAAGTCCTTGTTGGGGAAGCGTACCTTCTGGGCTACCAGCTGCTTGCCATCGGGATCGTAGTAGTTGGCGATCTGTACAGTGGAGTCACCCATCTTCCCGACTTGGTAGTTCCACTTCTCACACGACTCTACACCAATGCTTCTCTTGGCCAGAGCCTTGTGTTCACCACCTGAAATCAAAGCACGGGACATGGGTTTCCTCTCTGCTCTTGTTGGTTCTCCGTCTCCATTGGTGTGATGACCACAACCCATCGCAAAGCAATGCTCATGGCCATCGGAGTACAGACTGTTGGAGTCAGACCCCCCGCACTTCGGACACGGCAGGTGCCTTACGAACTCGCTTTCGTTGTGCTGTTGCTGCATCTGCTTTGTCCATCCGGTTGAGTAACTGACGGGCCAATTTCATCTGGACATCAGTGGGGTTCTTCGGGAGGCTGATGTCCTCAAAGGCTTGACGCATGGTGGTCTTCATTAGGACACCTTCTTAACCAGAGTCCATCGCGTGTAGTCATTGCCATTGGCATCCACACGTTTATCCGTGGTGACACGGTAGTTGGTGGGCATGGCATCGCGGATACGGGCAACCTCTTTGGTAACACTTCCGATACCGTAATGCAGAGCCGTGAGGTGAGTGATGCCACCATCGCGGAACATGATGCCAGCCACCTTCTTTGCCTTGGGGGTCAGGCGGGAGGGGATTGCGTACATAATGGTTTCTTTCATTTCATGCCTTTCTAGGGGTTGTAAGGGACACTAAGGTTTGACTTACTAAATTTCGTTGCATAACACTGCGATCCAGCCGAGGCCGCAGAGCGTGTTTGTCTTGTGGTCAGCCAGTGCGGCCCGGCTGATCTTGGGCGTTAGCCCTCAGTGCCGCCACCTCATGCGCTATCGGGCTTCCGTCGCTGTGCCACTGGTCACAGCGCGTGTCGCAGGTTGTTGCGGTCAGCGGTTTGTGCGCAAACTCGGCGCGGTCTTGCGTGCAGAGCACGGCCTTCGCTATTGGCACAGAAAAACCATTTCCGTCTCCGGGGCCGCCGTCGCGCTTGCAAATCCCCATGTCGCTCGGGTAGCGGTAGTGCCAGTGCGCGCACAGGTCGCATCGGTTATCTGTTGCTTGCATCTTGTTCTCCGTTATCACGCAGTGCCCAACTAATCATTCCCGCGGACGGGCTAAAGACCAACAGTTGGAAGCCAGTCCTTAACACTGAAGCAAGGGCACTCCTTCTTCACACCATGGACATCCCGATGGCCAATGATGGTCTTCACATGGGGGAAGGATTCCTTAAGGCCAATCAGCAGTTCAGCCAGTGCTGCATACTGATCGAGCGTGAAGTTATCCTCGGCATTTCCATTGGCATCCAAGCCACCAACCATGCAGATACCAAGGGACTTGCTGTTGACACCTTGGGCATGCGCTCCTGGTTCATCCAGCTTACGTCCAGTCTCCACAATGCCACTGCGACGGATAACGAAATGGTAGCCGATCTTGAGGAAGCCACGCTGCTTGTGCCACTTGTCGATGTCCTTGGCTCCCACATCAGACTTGGCCTGGGTGGCAGAGCAGTGGATGATGAACATCTTCACATCGGCTGCCTGCATTTTCTTGAGTGCCATTAGTCTCGGAGGTCCACAAGTGCACCGTAGATGTCTTCCATGAGAAGAGCTAGCTGTGGAATAACGTATCCATGCAATTTCAGATAGTCTGGGATGGTTGTACTGAAGTGGCACAGCTTCTTGAGCACCTCTGCCTCTTCCTCGGTCAACGAGATGAACACTTTCTTGACTTGCTTCTGGGTTGCTTCAGCCATTTTACTTTTTCCTTTCCTTGAGCCACGCCTCAGGTATCAGCTTGTCAGAAAACTTGAAGCCATGCTTGATGCACCACATTTGGTAGGTGGTAGCGGAAAGCTTACTGATGCGTGAGCGTGAGTTACTAAAGACGAATCGAATGTCCAACTCTGGGTGCTGCGCCTTCACAAGCAGATGCTTCTGCCTGTCTGCCGTGACGAAGCGCCCCTTGGTTTCAATGATGATCCCATTGGGCAAAACGAAGTCTGGAGAATAGGTTCTGTTCTTGGATGGCTCCGTGAATTTAATCTTGGAGTCCTTGTCCTCGTACAGTACCGGAATGTTTGCCGCCTCTAGCTGGGCCGCTACGGTTTCTTCCAAGCCAGACCGGAACCCATACTTGATCCCTACTGACTTGGTGGACTTATCAGAAGTCCGAGTCGTCTTCCGTACTGCCACTTCCCTGTTCCGAGGTACCTTCATCAGCATCACCTAAGACGGACTCATCAGAGGCCTTGGGAGCCTCATAGCCTTCCTCTTCACCGAAGCCATAGGTTGAAGCATTGCCGCCACCACTGGACACCAGATTGATGATCTGCACAGCGTTGATACGCAGTGACACACCAGCAGAACCCGTGGCTGCGTTGTAGTACGGGGCAGCAGTGAAGTTCACCTTGAGGGTGGAGCCGGCCCAGATGTTGGGACGCTGCTTGCCCTTCAGGGGGTCTTTACCCTTGGCAGCAAACATGGTGACTTCCTTGCTCTTCACCTCATCAGTCTTGCGGTCCTTGTAGGTGGCATTGGTCTTGAACGAGAAGACAACATTGCCAGTCTCTTCACCCTGGTCGTCATACTCGGATTCAAACGGGAGCGGACCCTTGCCAAGCTTGTCCAGAGCAGCCTTGATCTTCGGCTTGTCCTTGGGTGCTGCATTGGACAGCTTGGCTTCCAGTTCCTCACGGGCAGTTGCCAGTGCTGCATCAGCTTCATCCTCGATGGCCGCCATGAGTGGCGTAGCATCTTCACCAGCAATGACCAGCTTGGTGCTGTAGACACCATTGGCATTGAACTTGGTGTCAGGGGTGTTGAGGCGGGGGAATACAGCGATACCCTTGGGGGAGTTCGCGGTGTACAGCTTGGGTTTCTTGTTGGCTTCAGCCATTGTCTTGATCCCTTTCTTTCATCAGTTGTTTCTCGATTGCTACAACATCCATTCCCTCGGCACTCATCTGCATAACGAGGTCCAGAGGTAACGGCTCATGCTGGTCGATGTACAGGTAAGCCTGCATCTCCAGGAATTCTTGGTGGGTCATTTCTTCAGGTACTCCTCTCGAATCAGTTGGCGGGTTGCAGCGATCTGCTTCTGGTTGAACTGGTCGGTGTCCAGAAGGACGGAGCCAGCCTTGGAAAGCACATCAGTTAGGTTCAGTTGGAACTCCTCGCACATCACCCGGAGGAACATCGCAGAGGCAGCCACCTGTGCAGCCGGGTGGTGATCCTGCAGGCCGCTTGTGATTGCGAACATGGTTTGCCCAGCCATGAGTGGGTTGATGGAGTTGATCTGGTCAATCAGGTTCATCGGGTCTCCTTGGGTTGAAGGCTTTCCGTGCGAATGCACTTTGGTGCGTTAGTGGTCTTTTGCTAGAGATTTATGGGATGTGCTTTGTTAATCAGTGGGTTACCGCAGATGCAACAAGGGCCACCCGGAGGCAGCCCTTGGTATCATTCGATTACGAACTTGTTACGCTTGCGTAGGTTATCTGAAGCCTTGCCTGTGAAAAACCTTTTGAGTCCTTTGGCTTTCGCCGCCGCTCTACTGATTATTTCCATAGTAATCGTTACCTTTGCGTAAGTGTCAAGCAAAAAAGTAGGGACTGTCCATAATCCCCTCCAAGTCCAGGGCTCCCATGGGAGGAACAGGGGGAATCAAACAGTGCTTCTCCTCAGGAACCAGCTCAAGAATCTCATTCCTAAAGTCCTCCAGCACGTTCCCCGAATACTGATCGATGAACTGCCTACGAAGGTGGTAGCTCAGTGCTTCTGCATCAGCGGCATGTGTTCCGTAAGAGTCGTGGATCATGGCGAATGCGGTTATTCCGTCATCGAGGCAGGCGTTGACAGTCAGCATCATGTGTGAGGCGTCTTGTGAGTGCACAAAGTTCGGGCTTATACCCTGCGACTGTTTACGGTTGTCCAGCTTGGTGCCCGTCTGCTGAACTACCATGCGTACATCCCTCCCCATGATGTTGAAGCGAACACGCTGTCCCTCCGCCTCCCTGTAGTCCTGCAGCACAAGGAATCCAGCGGGTGTAGTCCAATGGATCGGTGCGCCTTCCCGTGATGCAATCTTGGCAGTCTCCCTGAGCCAGTCCATGGCAAGCCTTGCAGCAACCACCACGGAGGAGATGGCTTCGTACATAGCGCCAGCAAGGTAGACAGAGGCGTGGAAGTCATCACCTCCATCCAGGTACCGGACACCATGGTCATGCCAGTGTCCTTCAATCTCCTCCTTGATCTGTTCACGGAAGCCGAACCTGCCTGACCCATAGGGCATCGTCATGGTGGGGCGCTTGGCGATCTTACGGTTCACCTTGCCTACCCACAGGGCTGCCTCCTCGTTACCGTTTGCAGCATCCATGTCCACAATGGCTGAACACTTGGTGGCCACCTCTGAATAAATATCAGCAGGCTTGTCATGGGGCACGAGGTTGGTAGCAGAGCCACCCACTTCATCACGCAGCATGGCACTGAAGTTCTGCAGGCCATTGCAGCTACCATCCCAAGACACAGGAATATGCGACACATAGTCCTTGCCCTGCATGGCATAGCCCATCCACTCCATACAGGCAGCAAGGAACATCCACGGGCTGTCAGCCTTGGTCCACTCGCGGCTTCCATCCAGGGGGTTCATGGCACACTCAAGGATCATGTCCGAGTTATCCTCAACCCACTTCACACGTTCCTCAAACGAAACCTTATCGATACCGTAAGTATTGGCCAAATGGACAGCCAGCCAGTAGGCTCCGGTTTCCCCCAGTGGTTTACCCTCAGCGAACTGGAGGAGTGCCTTGCCACTGTCATCCGACTGAGGGTGGAGGAACCCTGAGATTGGATACACACGACCCCTCCAGTCGAGGGAGTGGGGGAAGTAGAACTCACTGAACTCTGAATACTTTTCAGCAATCGACAGCCGGCTGATCATTGTTACCCGCTTAGACATCATCCGGAAGTTCTCCTCCTTGAGGGCACCAACCCGTCTGGTGCTTGCCCGCTGCTCTTCCTCAGACATTGCCAGCCATACCTCATCAGTGGGCCTGGGTGGGATCGGGAGGGGATCACGGGTAGGAAGGCCACCCATGTTGCCACCCCCGTCCCAAACCTCACGCATCAGCCTCAGGATGCCAGTGTTGATCTGCCACTTGGTGTTCTGCAGGGCATTGACCGCCCGGTAGACCTGCGGCATATCCCACGCCTTGAGTTCGTCCATGTAGTCGGTGTTCCACGACTTAACAAGGTTGGTGCGCATCGTCAGGTAGCCACCATCGAACGGGGTTGTCCAAGGCTTAGGAGGGACAACCATGGGTGAGTACACAGGGAACAGAAGCTCTGTACGCTGGTGAGCAGACAGAAGGAACTTCTCTGCCTCGGGGGTGAGGGAAAGCTTGGGGGGGGCCTTGCGGCCACCATCGATCTTCTCAAACAGCCCAGTGGACTCAATCAGGAGTTCAACCAGTATGGCACCAAACCTACCACGCTCTGCCAGCCCCCACTTAACAGCAACAACCCCGGCATACTTCAGTTGCCGCTTGAGGAGGAACACACGGTGGGTTTGACTAGGGGTCTTCTTAACCTTGTCAGACCACTTGCGGAACAGCTTAATGTCTTCATCCCTGAGCTTCTCATAGGACAGCTGGTCTTCCAGAAGCCTGGTGATGGTCATGGCAAGGTTGGAAACAGTAAGCTGTGATGCGGCACCATTGATGGCCAGCTTTACTGCAACATAGGCCAGCATGTCAGTGGGGAACTGGTTTGCGAAGTGGACTACAGACAGCCCCTTGGTGCCACCCTCAAGAGCACCACTGGTCCATTCAGTGATGGCTTCAACCATGTGTGGAATGGCGGCCTTCATGAGCTTCATTCCAGGAATGGAGTCAGCCTCACCGTTCGTGTCAATAGCCTTCTGGTACCTGACAACACCAAGATTGATGCTGTCCTTCTCAAAGGCTAGTTGGGCCTGCTTAAGCTGCTCATTGGTCATCATTACTCCTCCGTAAGGTAAAACCAAAGGTTACCATAGGTATTCCACTAGTGGTACTACTTACTACAGACACTAACTACATCAATCTAAGGTATCCACCATAGTTTACACCTAAGTAGTCACTATGGTTGATCTCCTGTTCCGGTAGTGCGGTAGTGGTCTTTTGCTCTCAACTTTTGGTACACTCTTGGTATGTCGAGCAACAACCTGTTGATTACCAAAGGTATTCTTGGGAACCTAAATCCAGTGCGTCTACCAATTCCGCCACTCTCGCGGCTTATCGCCCCTTGCGGGGCTGGGCCTTTCAACAAAACGTGTCACTCTGGTTGCTGCGATACTCCCACAACTTTGGTAGGATTTTGGTACAGTTTTTGGAGGCTATCCCGACCCTCATGGAGGTCATCTGTGTCCACATGGGAGTAGATCAGGGTGGTCTTAATGTCCCTGTGGCCCATCCACTTCTGAACCATCGCTAGTTGCAGCCCAGATTGTACCAGACGGGTAGCACAGGTATGCCTGAGGCTGTGTAGGACCACATCATCACCCAACCCTGCCAGCTTCCTCACAGTGGCCCAGCGATGCTCTGCGATGTCCTTGGTGAGAGCCTTGGTGAACATCCCCGGTAGCACCTCGGATAGGGCTGCTGTGGCTCGATCAGTAAGGGGTATGGTCCTTGGGATGTCACCCTTGCTCACCCACACGTGGACAGTACGCTTCTGGAAGTCCACTGAGTCAGCCTCAAGGGCCAGAGCTTCACCTAATCTCATCCCAGTATCGATTAGGACTGTCAGAAGGCACCGTAGTGCGTTCCAAACGGGTTGGGTGGGGTTACCCTTAGTTAGAGCGTCTAGAGCCTTCCACAGGGCTTCCTCCTCGGTCTGAGTGAGGTAACGCTTACGACCCTCATATTCCTTCTGTAGGGGAATCTTAGGTACAGACTCAAGGTTCAGACGCATGAGTTTGGACAGCAGGGCCAATTTACGGTTGATGGTTCCAGCCTTGGCTCCCTCAGTTATCATGGTTGACACCAATTCATCCATGGTGTCCCTGGTGATGGTATCCAGCCTGGTAGCAGCCCCCAGTATGCGTTCCAGGGTCAGATAGTTGGTTCTGACTGTGGCAGCACTCTTGGCCCTGGCATAGTGGGTTCTCATGGCCTTGTCATAAGCTTCACGCAAGGTGGGTGCCTTTGACTTGTTCATGTCGTGCATCCCAAGGACCATTTCAGCCATGACTTTCTTGTGGATAGCCATTGCTACAGCCCTATCCCCTGTACGTGTTGACCTTTGGACTCTCTTTCCGTTAACCATTGGCCTAATGTAATAGATACCATTGCGGAGTTCTAAGGTCATGATCAGGCCCCCCTAACGCTGTTCATAGAAGCCACCAGCTTATTAGCCAAGGCTTTACCCCTAGGAGTGAGTGCTACGATCTTCCTACGGCGGAAGTATTCATCCTCATGGGCTTCCACCAGGCCAAGCCCAGGGTCTTTAGGACTACCCCGGCCAAGCATGGAGATGTTCCTGGAGATTGCCGCATTGGACAGCCCCAGTAGCTCGATCAGGTCGAACATGGGGATTTCAGACCGCATAGCTACATGAAGGAAGCAGCTTACGGTCTGAGTGCCGAGGTCTGCCCTACACTCATTCCTGAAGGTTTCAACTGCTGCCAATGCTACTGCCATTGCCGTTGTGGGTTTCATTGCTGCCATTTTTCTTCTCTCCTTTAACGTAACTGACTGCGATATAGTAACGCTTAAACAAAACAGATTCAAATCCATCAGGGGTCTTCGCCACCTCAATCATTTGACACTGTGCGTCACGCGCAACAAAGTCACGACCTACGAACAACTCGACACCGCAAAACTGTAAGAACATTCTATCTCCGGAAAGTGTGCCCCTGTGTGGCGGTGCATCGGTGTGACCTAGGAATCACACAGGGTAAATTGAAGGTTAGACCAAGGATTCAGCTTCCGCAACTGTTACGTTTCCGTCGGTAGGATGACAAAAAATCGTCACTGCGTAGCCAGCAGCAGCCCATCCTTTGCCTACCTGTGAGGCCACCTGAGGTGAAGCAGCCCTGAATGTGGAAACCTCGGAGCCTCTTCGGACTATCACTGTGATCGGCCACGCCAACAGTGGGTCAGTGGCGTAAGGTGAGGGGTTGCTCTGCTTTTCTTCAACCAACCATTCCTTGATGTGCTCGCCCTCTACTCGCATCCGGGCAATCTCAATATTCTCAACAGCCCAATCAAGGGCAGGGCCAACCAGCTCGCTAGTCTTAATCTTCACGGTGTTGCCTCCTTTAGTTGCTTTCATGTTCTCAATACCCCCGTTGCCTACGTGCCAACTCAGTAGCCATTCTGGATTGTTCCGCCAGGGCTGCCACCATCCATTCCCGATCCTCTCGGGTGAGGTAGTCCTTGTAGTTCAATTCCTGGGTGGCGCATGAGTGGAGCATATAGGTGTGGCTCAATTCAGACGTGGGCATGTCCTTGTAGTCCCAACGTTGATCGATCTGTGTTTCACCACAGCCTGGGAAGAAGCCTTCGGGTGTGGCCTGTTGTTGTTGCATGGTTATCTCCTGTTGTTGTTGGCATTCAAAAGGATTGCCACTCATGAGGCCGCTATTGCAGCCCCATTGGTGGACACCCTATTCGCTACGCTGGCATTCAACTACTCTTTACCCCCATTTTCCCACTCGAAAAGCTTACGTATCAGGAAGCCAAGGACCATATAAAGGCATATGGATGACCACAGGACTACATAGGAGAGGGTTGCGTCACTCATGGTCATCAGCCTCTACCCGTTCCCAAGTGATAAAGCCATCATGTGTGGTCTGCTCCCTTTCCTCTTGCGACATAACAGCCCAAATCTTGTTATCATCGCTTCCGGAATAGTGGAGCATAATGTATTCCCCAGGCTTTGCCTCTGTGGCTGCTTCTGTACGTGTTTTGAAGTTACGCATGGTTCATTCCCCACTCAATTCCGTTAATAACAATCTCTTCAATCTCGACACCCTCAGCCCTCAGGGTTTCAAGGATGGTATCTATTGTGCCTAGGTATTCTACTTGGTAGTTAGCCATTACTTTATCTCCTCTTTGGTTTTAAGGTGTTTGGTGATTGCCAATTGAGCAGCCCCTATAGGATTTGTAGGGCTTGCTGACGTACCCAGGGAAGCCCCAGAAGCATTCAGCCTTATCACAGTACCCGTGGATGTAGAATCCTTTGTAGTAATGGGTGAACATTTGGTCAGCCCTCAGTTAGAAGAACAAAGAACTTCAATCATTAACCTAGCGCTAGCAATGGCGTTATTCACCATATCATCGAAATAGTCCCCAGGCTTAATAAAGTCTTCCACTGAGTCATAACAGCAGCCACCAAGGTAATCAGTGCCTAGCTCAATACCCTCTTTCCATGCTGACACCTTGGCAACAAACCAAAGGTAGACACCTTGGTCGATCTTCCTAAGTAGCTCCTGCTTTTCTTCTTCGCTCCCGAAGTCCCAGTCAGGTTCACTGTCCTCTGGTAATAACTCCAAGGTGATATGGAATCCATCCTTGTCCAGCTCATGTGCATAGCTTGAATAGTTCATTTTGTTAGCCCTCTCATTCACTCTGGCGAAGTTGCCACCATTGCCCACACTTGGAATGGGCAATAGTTGCGACTTAGTAAGAATCAGTAATTAGAGAACACATAGAGTTTCCCTTCATACCGTACCCCGACTACATCACCTATGAAAGCATCACGGGCAAAGGCTTCATAATCAAAGTAGTTCCTAGCGAACTCTGGGACTTCATCAAGCATTCCAGTGGAATCAATGTATTCCTCAGCCCAGGCTACCTCACTGTCATAGGTGCCTTGGAATTTCTCCATGATCGAGTCGTAATCAGACTCAGAACTATCGACACCCTCATGGTATGCAGCTACGGTGTCCCTTTGGTCTTCATCCAGGGACAGCCATTCCCAGACACCGTAATCAATGCCAGACTCGGACACCATTCCATCAGGGATGCCCTCCCAGTCTTGGAACATCAATTCGGGATCGTATTCATCGCTATGGAGAACCAATGCAGCCTCTAGGAATTCATCCCTATTTGCGTAGTCATCAAGATCGAGCCATGCGCCCTTGATAGAGCCGCTGTAGTATTTTGCGTAGGTGCCAACGTAGATGCGTGCAGTCATGGTGTTTCTCCCAGGTAAGACAGCGTGATTGCTGTCGATGGAATGAACTATACGCCACAGGTTTGCTTACGTCAAGTGTTTATTTGCGATGGGGTAACGATCAGTGGAGCGTAGGTAGGACAATTGGAGCAGCTAAACACTACATATGGCGGCCTATTGTGGACTGAGGTACTACATCCTGTAGGTCAGTGGTAATTTAGTACCACATGGGACAAGACACCACACTAACACAAGTGGCTACACCATAGGGCGTTCAGCCTGAGGCTGCCCTATGGTGTAGCCACGAGGATGTCCAAGGTTCAAGCTAGGGTAGCCTAGGTAAGCCCCTATTAGGCTGCTGTGGGCCTTTGTAGGGGCCTTGGTGGCTACTTTGGTGTGACCTTTGGTGTACCTGAGGTAGTCGGCGTTAATCGCCCCATGAATCCCGCAAGTGTGGTATTTAAACAACACTGTGGTATTCATGAGACGATGTGGATACTTCAGGTATTACATACTACTGCACTATGGATACATCATCCAGTGTAGTGCTAATGGAATCAATGGGTTAGCTGTTGGTGTACCAATGGAGTACCAATGGCAGGCCAATGATGTACACCAGGGCATCGATCCTAGGGCCACCGTGTGTGTGGGCGACCCCAGAGGGGGGAAGTGGCGAGAGCGGAGCGTATAGGTGCCACCTCAGGTTTTTCCAACTAAATCTTTTTGGTCCAATCAATAGCCCCCTACCCTCCCATACCCCACCTTCTCGTATGCCTTGGCACAAGCCTCGGTAGCCGCATAGACATTCCAGTTGGCCCATGGGTCACCCTTGCATTCCTTGGTGTCCTTGGTCTACTGATAGGACCATGGCAGCTACAGCAGCAGTCATTAGGTTCTTCATTGGTGGTGTTCTCCAAAGAGCTTTGCTCGCAGGCTTCGCTGTGGGTGGCTGTAGGTAGTGGTTCACTATAGGTTACACCTTTGGTTCTACCTTTGGTATACCTATAGTTTTCCACTTACTACATACTTCCTACTCTTCCCACTTACTATCATCCACCATGGCGGCTACCTCTGGTTAACTATAGTCTTCAGTTACTCCGTTAGTGGTCTTTTGCTAAACAGTGTTGTCGATCAATGACTTACGTCATACAATGGTTCACACTTTTTATGACCACTTTTATGACCACTTTTGACTACCAAAGGTAACCCCTAGGGCGTTCTCCATGAACCTCTCCAGCTCTCTATCCAGCAGTTGTTCCCTGTGTCTGTCCACGTTAGATGAGACATCCCTGTCCATCTGTTGTGTCCAATAGTTGACAGCTATGGAGAGGACATCGATACGGTCGTCCTTCACCAGTGAGCCACGGTCTTTGGTCAGTCGAGTCATCTGGTAGAACAGTTGGTTCTTTGGGTCAGCTACCTTGACATCCTCGGTGATCACCTTGGGTGACATCACAAGCCTATGCTGGTTGAGCACAGGTTCCATGATGTCGATGATCCTCTTCTCCTTCTGCTGGGTTGATCTGTACCCGTCAGGGTCAATGGTACAGGGGTATCCCACTCTGGTAAGCCATGGTGCCAGTAGTTTGTCGAACATACCATCACCGAAGTTGTTCTCAGAGATGATCCATTTGACATTGTTCCTCTTGGCTGCCTTGGCTAGAGCCTCAAGGGTTGAATCCTCGTAGCCTCCCTTGAAGCCACCCACTTCCATTACGTATAGGTAACCATTGAGCATGGCTACTACCGCATAGGCTGTCTCATCCCCGCCCCTACCTGAGGGGTCAATGGCCATGACAATCCCACTGTACTTGTCGAACTCCTTGGATACAAACATGGGTTTGTTCCAGCGGTCACCTGAGAGTCCTGTCATGGGTAGCTGGGTGTAGTTGTACTCAGGGCTACCAGCCCATGTGGCCTTCACAGGTGCTACCTCAAGGTCACAGTCCATCACGATGAAGTCAGACAGCTTCAGTGGATACTTGTCAGCATCACTGAGGCTGGTATCCAGCATGAACTGCAGGGCAAAGCCAGAGCGTCCATAGGAGGCCTCCCGCTCCACCAAGTCTTGGTCATCGAATCGCTTGGGGTCAACCGGGGCACCCCTACCCATGCAGGCTGAGGAGAGGCTTGGGTTCTTCTCAAGTGAGTCTCGGATGTACTGGGCCAGCTGGTCACCATACATATCCATGTACTTCTGCTGTGGATACCTTGCAGGCCAGATGCGAATCTCATAGCCCCTCTCAGGGAGGGTGTTGTAGATCGACATCTCACTCTGTGGTGTACCAAGGTAGATGATCTGGGAGGTATCCTTTGGCGTCAGGACAGCATCGAACTCCTTCACAATGGTCAGGAGCTTGTCCCGCATCATCTGTGTCAGGGAGTTGTTGGCTGACTCAATGTCATCAGCAATGATCACATCAGCACGGCTACCCGTCATCTGCCCGGTGATACCAACAGATTTAACCGAGGGTGCATGCGAAGGCAGAGCAGGGCCGACATCAAAGGCTACGTTGGAATCCCTCTGGTCCATCCTAGCCTTCAGGTGTTGCAGCATGGGCATCTCAGCAATGAGACGCTTGGTGAAGGTACTGAAGTCATCAGCACGGGTCTTCGATGCGGACACCACAAGTATCTTCGTCTGTGGGTCACGGTACAGCAGCCAGCACACCAGGGCAGAGGTGATCCATGACTTGCCTACCCCACGGAAGGCTTGGACCATCTTCCGCTTGGGACCAAACTGCAGGTACTCGGATATGTCGTACTGGACAGGGGTGGGCAGGGGGAGAGCCAAATGCTTCCACACTAGGTACAGGAAGTTCTTGAAGTTCCCTGCAATACGTTGGTCAATCTCAGGTTGTTCTATTTGTGTCTCCTCAAGTGTTACGCTTTCGTAATCAGGCCTCTTAGGAAGGCCGTGGTTGAACGCAAAGGGCTGGGGATAGGTAAGGAGTACCCCCAAGCCTTTGAACTCAATACAGAGCGATCTGAGGCTTCCTAGGGGCATATGCCATTGGAAGCCCCATTGCTACTACTGTTTCTTCTTCTTGGTTCCGCCTTCAGCCTCTGCGATCTTTTCATCGAGAGACTTCTTGCGATCCCGCAGGAGTCCAGCGGTGGACTTCGGAGAGACTTTGCTCTTCAGGATTTCAAGGGGATTCTTCTTAGCCATGTTGGATTCTCGCTACGTTAGGGGGGAGGTCTGAGTCATCAAAGGGGAGACTATCCACGATGCTCTTCATGGCCTTGGAGGTCATGGCAGCTTGGATGTCGTTATCCTTGAGGAACTGTCGCACCACGTTAAGTTGTGCGGGGGTGGGAGTGAGGATTACCAAGTTCCCCTCTTCGTCTTTGGCTCTTACGCCTTCACGGAGAATCTTGGTGAACTCCTCGGCCAGCAGTGCATGTAGCTTCTGCATGGCCTCCTTGGATGCTGCCTGGCTTACTACTTGCTCACTCATCGGAATAACCTCTGGAGGAGCTTCTCAAGGCTGGAGGTGCCAAGGGAAGCGAATACACATGCCACGCCAACCTGAGCTTCAAATGGAAGAGCAGGGAAGAACGTGAGGATTGACGCAGCAGCCACACCAAGGGCAGCCGAGGAGAGTGCTCTACCCAACACAATGCGTAGAGTCAGTTCCTCCTTGGATGCCAGCATGGTGCCGATACCTGCCAGTAGGCCGAACAGTGCGAGAACAGCAAGGTTCTCAAGGGATTCAAGCAGGTTGTTCACTTGGTGGTTACCTTTGGTTTGGCCTGGGGTAGCAGTCGAGCTACAAGAGCCTTGATTACTGCTGGGACAGGATTACGGAAGGTTGTATCAAGGAGTTCATTGGTGCGCTCCTTGATTGGCCTTGGTTTACTTTGCGGTTTCATGGCTAAATTTAGGCTGTAATGGCCCCAAAAGTTTTCCATGTTCCTGGAGTCCCGCCTGCCACACACACCCACCCAATAAATCCCCCAGCAGCGGGGGTTGTGTTGTAGATGATGTCGCCTCTTGACCATGTTTCAGTTATCGGTGCTGCTGACCCTGTGTTATGAATAACAGCAGCACTAGGAAACCCTGATTCCCCCTGAAACATGATTCCGTTCCACATAATTGGCGCCCATGCTCTTGCTTTATTTACAGAAGCACTTGCTATAGCGACGCTTCCTGGGTATCTCATTAAAACCTTTGCATCTGAAAAAGCATGTTTTAATGACCACCATCCTGCATAAGATCCCGCATCGTTATATGTCCAAGAGAGAGCCTCACCACCAGCAGAATCATCAGATGACCCCCATGTATTGGCACTTGGTTGCGACCTACTCCCAAGTGCTGAGTAAACAGTTACAGACGTTCCAGCTGCGTTTGCCGTTTGGTGGGTAACTGGAGCTTTTGTTGTTGTAAAGCCTGAGAAAATTCCGTCAGTAGCAACAAAACCGGTGCCTGCATCAGTAAAACCTGCTGCATGTAACCCACCAATCACAACTGAAGGATGGTCAATACTAGATACTGGTTGGCCTGATTCTGAATAACATCCAATAAAGACATTTCTTGAACTGGGACCATCTGCTTTGTAAGCACCTAATGCATTGTCTGCTGAATGGCAACCAATATAGGTATTTCCTAAAAATGACGAGTCATGAAATCCCCATTCTGCATTATATGATCCATCACATATTTCAATTAAACACGCATTAGAATCCCCACCAGCAGTATAAAATCCTGATTTACCATTAGAGTAAGCCTTGACGTTTTTCAGTAAACAGTTGTTAGCATTTCCATTTGGCGCATCACCATATATGTATACACCATGCCCTGAAAATCCAGTGACATACACATTTTCAATGTTTGCTTTTGTATTTATGAAAATACCATGCCCTGTTCCAGATGCTTTTGTGCCTTTAATTGTTAAATTTCTTATTGTTATCCCTTGGCCCATTACACCAGACGGATTTGCATAAGCTCCGGTGTAATAGCCTAAAAACAGCCCATCATTGTCTGCTGAAAACTGAAGAACAGCGGAACCAGTTGCGTATGGGAACTGATTAGTCATCCCTTCAAGTGTAATAGTGTTATCTATTACAAGTCTTCCAGATAATTTGTATGTCCCCGGCGGGACAAGGATATGCGTTCCGTTTGCACGAATGCCCGCTATAGCTTTGACAGAAGCAATAGCGGCATTAAAGGCCGCAAGATCGTCCGCCACCCCATCCCCCACCGCGCCAAAGTCCTTGACGCTGACAACCTCACGCCCCTTGTCCTGCGCAGTCCTTGCAACCGCACCCGTTCCAGACTGGATGAATCCGACAATGGACGAGCCGGAGGATGCGGCTAGGTCTGCCATGATCTCGGTTCGGATAGGCGTACCGCTTTCACCAGTAAACAGTGATTGCGCATAAGCCTTGGTAGCAGCATCCTGTGCGTCAACAGGGTCAGCTAGGTTCTTCACCCGTCTGTTAGAGGCTTCATAGGTGTTATCACTGTCAAGCAGCAGCCAACCTTCGGCTGTATCCAGTGTCTCCTGTGCGATGTACAGAAGCTGGTCAGAGTCTTGATCCAGAGCATTCTCGGTGAGGATTGCCGCATCCTGGAAGTCAACAATCCGGATGTCTTTCTTGGTGTTCCTGCGGATACCAATGGTAGTGCCATTGGCTGGCGCTACAGTAAATGATACGGTAGAGGAATTAAGGTAGGTGTAATCACTGCCGAGAGTCTGGAGGACTGCATCGACATACACCTCAACATGCTCTTGGGCAATGTAGGGGAACGGAATGGTGAACTGTGTAGTAGCACCATTGCCGGGGTAGGCTTCATAAGCGTACATGTGTGGTTCCTTGGTTGGGACAGGGTAGCCCCACGAGGGGGGCCACCTTGGTTGTTACTTGTTACGGATGGGTGTGACGGGGAGACCAAGCAGTGCTTTCCCTGCGTTCTCCTTGTTCTGGACGAACGTGTGGTATAGCTCTGCATCCTCCTGAATCAGCCGTGCCACTGCAGCCTGCTTGTGTGCTTCATAGAGCTTCCGGATGACCATCTCCTTGGCTTCCACATAGGTGGAGCCTGAGGGGTCTTCAGGTAAGTCCTGGTAGAATTTTGACTGAACAAGCTCAGATATGGCAGGCTTGAAGCCTTCACCCAGGTTCTTCATCAGCTTGTAGTACTGCTTCTGGGTAAGGTCGAATGCAGGGGTGCCATTGCCACCACCGATACGCTTTGGTGGTTCACGCAGGTCCACGTTCAGACGAGCGATCTCCGATGCTGCGATGTCAGAGGTTGCATCCGAGGTACGGATGGGAGACACCCAGTCAGGTCCCATGCCTCCGGTGAATTTCATGTCCTCACCAAAGATGTTCACCTTGGGTGGGAGTTCATCGGAGTAGCCCGGAAGCTTGTTCTTGATGGCATCTGTAACAGACCACGCCTCACGCATCAGTGGGTCAGTCTCCCGCCTGATGGTTCCAGACAGGGCAGACATAGGGACGAAGGATGAGGCGAAGCCCTTGACGAACTGGTCACCATATCGGTCAGGATCGGTTACAGCCTCCAGCAGGTTGATCACCCCTGACAGATAGGACTTGGACACAAGGTTGCGGGAGATTGCCATCACTGATGCGCTAGTTAGGTCACCCATGGTTGCGTCGTCAACCTGCCCGGAGATTTCAGAGATGTCAGCAGACAGGCCCAGGAAGATACCAAGTGGGTCCATACGGTTGAACCCGTAATACTTGTCACCCACCTTGATGGAGTAGGGTTGGATACCACCAAGCTTCTCAGACTGCTTGTCCTTCTCCCCACCACCCACGATCAGCCCTTGTGAAGCAAGGTATGCCCCGAGTGCGTACAACATTCCACCTGTGGCAGTCTTGGCCAGCATCATGTCCCTACGGACACCCCCCGCCTTGAACTCATTGCGGACACTCTCGGCCACCGTGTTTAGCACCGGGGTTCTGACACCCACATACTTCATGATGTTTACCGGGGTGCGGACGAAGGGGACGATGTAGCGTGCACCAGGGGTGTTCTGAACGAACCGCTGAAGGGGCTGCCCACTCTTGCCCAAAGGCGAAGTGAAGGTTCCCTCCCGTGCTGCCGTGAGTGCCTGTGCACGAAGCTCCGGGGTGGGGTCTTCGATCAGCCGAGCCACCTCCCGAACGAAATCATCACCTTCCAGCCCAGCACCCCTGGCAGTCCTGTAGGCTTGTGCCTTCAGTTCACCACGGTAGTGGATGGTCTTGAACAGCTCATCACCCGTTGTCAGGAACCTGCCCGGAGTACGGACCACACTGCCCAGCACATCGGCAAACACCTCCATCTGTTTCCTGATGTCGAGGTTGTCAATGACATCCGATGCCATACCACTGGTGGGAACCATGCGGTCTGCAGAGATTGCAGTTGACATGGAATCAATGTCCTTGGTGCCTGACCCAGCGTTGTCCAGCACTGGCATGTCATTGGCGAAAGCCTGCCATGCACCACCGAACTCATCGGCATTCTCACGGATGATCGTATCGGCACCCTTTACATCACCACGGAGTGTGGCCCCTGCTGCATCCTTCATTGCCTTGAGGCCGTGGCTGGTGATCTTGACGGCATCCAGTAGCCCCTCAGCCATACCGAAGAGGTGTGCATTGGCTTCTGCCACCTGTACTGCTTCACCACCTGTACGCAGCACCTTGCCAATCATGGCGGCACTGTACCGCTCTGCAGCAGAACCAATGGCAACCAGTGAGTTGCCCATCATGTTCACCGCATGGGTGACGGGGGAAGACAGCAGTCCGTTTACCCAAGCCTCATACAGGGCATCCTGGGTACGAGCCATGGCACCCTTGCGGGTAATCGCAGCGATCTTCTTGGGATCGGACACCGCAGCCAGCTTCTGGGCGAACTCCATGTTGGCCTTGTGACCACCCATGGCCTCAATCAGCATGTTCCTCTCGTTGATCGAAAGGTCGAGACTGCTGGACTGGATACGGAACTGGGCCAAGGCACGGGCCACCTCGGCCTGTACACCCTTCATCTGGGCCTGGATGGACGCATGTAGCGCCACATGTTTCCTCATAGACAGCACAGCCTGACTCTCATCAAACCCTGCAGGACGAAGCTCAGGGTTGGTGAGCAGCTTTGCCATCCCAGTGACCTTCTCGGCAGAAGCAGTGAGCAGCGCACGGTGGGCAAGGATACGGGCACCCAGGTTGTCGGTGTCCTGATACAGGTTCTTCAGTGAAGCTTCCCCTGCACCCAACTCATCAGCCAGATCGGCCATCATCTTGTTGGTCTGAACCCCGTGCTTGGCCTTGTCGAGTTCCTTCTCAAACACCGAGGAGAAACCATTGACCATGGCCTTGACATCATCAGGTGTATCGATGTGGTCGAAGTTGAAGTCAGTACCTTTGGCAGCCTGTAGCACATCCTCCGGCTTGCCCGACTTAGCCAACTGAATCAGCTGGTCAACCTTGGCTTGGGTAACCGTGGGGGGCTTCTTGCCTAGGGCAGCCTTGGGGGCCACATTGCGTACCAGAGGGTGTGCAATGCCTTCAACCTGCTTGATCTTCTCAGCAGCAGCCTGGGCAGCCTCACGGGTTGCAATCTTCTCAGCACCCACCCTACCGATCTTCAGACCAGCAAGGGCACCAAGGCCAGCCAGTGACAGCTTGTCAGCCAGTGTTGCATCATCATCGGCAGACATCCAGCCAACAGTGGCTCCTGCTTGGGCACCAGCCATCTGGGCCAGCAGCTGGGCACTTACGTGGCCACTTTGCTTGTTGCCCATCTTGCTCTTGATCTTCTTGTCGTTGGCCTTGACTTCAGCAACCAGTGCATCCTCTGCATCCGGAGTGACCACACGGGCCTTTCCCGTTGCATCATCCTTGATGACAACCTTGCCATCCTTGGAATGCTTGACGAACTCACCAGACCCACGACCACCATCGAACAGAACCGAGTCACCTTCTTCAAACTTGCTGACTTCGGTAGTCTTGGGTGTCTCACTCTTGGCAGAACCCTTGGCAGCCTTATTGACGGTAGCTTTGATGTCACCCATGGCAGCCTCTTGCAGCTGCTTGTATGCCTGGAGATGCTTGTGCAGTTCAGCCTTGACAGCAGCCTCGGTGTCCTTACCTGTGGTGGCCACAGCAGTAGCTGCGGTATCACCAGGGGTGGCAGCCTTTTGTGCAGCCTTGGCAGTGCCAGGACGGAGTGCAGCAGTGACAGCTGCATCAAGGTCAATCTGGCCAGCGGCCGGTGCTCCCCGTGACAGGGTGACAGAGCCATCAGCCTCAAGCAGAACCCTGTGGGGAGCAGCACCGCCAGCAATGGCCTTCTCATGGGCTTCCATGGTTGCACGGATGACTGCATCGTTACGCTCTGCAGCAGTGAGGGGACGGCTCGGGGTCTGGATTTCAACACCAGCTTCATCGGCAGCCTTGTGAATATCAGGCTTGACCTTGGGCTTGGCATCTTCAGCAGCCTTGGCAGCAGCCTTGGCATCAGCCTCCTTGACTGCATTTGCAACATCCAACCGCTTCTGCCACCGCTCAGGCCCAGGCTCACGAACACCCGTGGCTGCATTGATCTGGTCCTGCATGGGGGTGTTACCCGCTTGGACAGCAGGGGCAGTCTCATCGATAGCCTCACCAGCTGCACCATCGGCAGCCTTGGTCAGTTCCTCTGCAGGCTTCTTGCCCTTGGCCACCCACACACCACGAAGGCCACGGATGCCAAGGAAGACCCCCTCTGCTGCAATACCCAATCCAGCACCTTCAATGGTGTTCTTGAGTCGGCCTTCCATAGTGGTATCGCTGGGGTCAGCGGCAAGGTACTCCATCACCGACTTGCCAAACAGCGGGTCGTTATCGGACATCTCAAGGATGATGTTGGACAGCCGCTTCTCATGGGGATCAAAGGCAGAGAAGTCAGTGGCTGCTCCGGCAACCATGCCCTTGGCCATCATTCCCTTTGTGGTGGTGGTTGTCCACCCAGCGGTAGTCATTGCCTTGGAGGCAGACAGGAAGGGAACAATGAACTGCGTCAGGCTGCGACCCACCTGTCCACCAACGGTCTTGTTGGCTTCAACCGTGGGGAGTTGGATCAGTGCCTTGTCATCCTTGGCACCCATCGCATTACGTGCAAGCTTAGACCCAATGGACAGGGAACCATACAGCCCGGAGGCAGTTGAACCACCCGTACCTGCAGCCTCACGGGCCTTCCAGTAGTTCTCATCAATCCAGCCACCAAGCTGTTCAAACATGTCAAGGGTGTTCTGGGTGGCATCTCTGACACCGCCCACTACCGCATTGCGTCCCTCCTTGAACCACCCTGCTGACTTGGTGTCATCCACTGGGATGTTGGCATCAGCAGGGGTTGCTGCAGTGGGGGCCCCAGGTGCGGCGGCTTGCTCAGGAGTGGCCATCAGTTTTGCCAGCCGGTCATCAAGGGCTTTACGTTCTACTGCTGCACGATCCCCACGGGTGTCAAGATAGTTGGGGGTAAGGTTGTCACTCATTGGTTTCTCACTCTGGCCTCAAGGGCTTCAATGTTCCGCAGATATTCTTCGTTGCTCATGTTCTTGCGGTTTTCCATAAGTTCCTGCGGGGTGGAGTAGCGCATCTGACCAAGGTGTGGCGTGGGTGGATTACTAAAGCCACCAACGGTCTTCCTAATTTCAAGTGCATCTTTGACAATCCGCTCACGCAGATCATGGAGTTCCGAGGGGCTACCCACGTTCTGAGCCTCACGGGCAAACCGAAGCTTGGCTGTGGCTCTCTGCTCACGCTCAAACTGACTGCCAACCCCCATGATGTCCGTGGGAGTCGGGGTACTCTTCAGCATGTTGTCAACGTAGTCTTCACCCATCTTGTACTCAGGGGTCTTGAAGATTCCACTGCCGCTGGCACCATTGGCTTCATCAGCACGCTTGGCCTGCTCAAGTTCTCCCAGCAGGTATCTCCGTTGGGAAAGAGTTACGTTAGCGTTAAGAATGTCCCGAGGTTTGACACCCCTGCGGTAGATTCCAGTGAGGATACTTACCTCGTTCTCCTGCTGGTCAATGCTGGGTCTTCCATCGGTGTATTCCTCAAGGTGCTTGCGCCATGTGATTGCATCGGTAGCCTTGTCTATCATGCCACTACGGATCAGACCACTGAACATCACGGAGGCTTTCTTCATGTCAGGCTCAAGGAACACCTCAAGCATCTGACGGTCTACCTCATCCTCACGGGCCTGTGCTGCA